GCAAAAGCATTAGATATCGATCCTGATCAATTAATTAATGATCCAGAGAAAGCAGCTATCTATGCACAAATAATGGGAATGGCAAATGGGAATCAAGCTAATACAACCGCTACTGGAGAACAAAGTCCAATGGCAACAACTGGAGAAGTACCTGCAGGAGCTGCAGTCACAGATCCAACAGGAAATGGAGGTGGCAACATCGGAGTCGGCAATATTCCGATGCCAGGGGAAGCTGGTTTTGCTTCGCCAAATCCTCAATCTACCAACGGCAAACAAACGCAGTAAAGAAGGTGATTAATGGCAGTACAGTATTCATTAAGTTATGACGCACAGGGTAATCCTTCGTTAGTTAAGAATACTACAACTGGATCAGCTCCAGTTATTAAGACAGATAATTTTACTGTTGGAGA